CCGTTAAGCGCTGCTCCTCTTCCGGCTTCAGCTGCTGCTGGGTGAATCCGGCCAGATGGATCACTTTCCAGAACCGGTTGCCGGGATGCGCAAAGTGAAACCCCTGATGGGCAGTTGACTGACCCGGATTAATGCCACAGAACAGCACATCAAGACCGGAGGTGATGATGTCGCGGATCGCGTGTTCACTCATGCCGCTACCTCCAGCGTACGCTGCTTCAGCGCTTCGCGGCTGCGTTGCAGCATCTGGCTGGCCTGCCCTGCATCCGGACAGGCGCGCGCCAGCGCCAGCGCACCAACCATCTCTGCCAGCATGCTGGAGGCCAGCGCTTCCGCATCCGGCAACTTCAACTCACGTAATATCTGCGTCAGACTGCCGTGCATCGCATTAAAGCCCTGTGCGAAGATCTGCCGTGTCGGCTGTGGAAGATGAGCCACTTCACTCACCAGAGCGGCTAATGGACAGCCCTGCGCCGGTGCATTGCGATGCGCCTCGGAAAGATAGCTATCAATAAAATCTGCCAGCTGCTGCGCTGGCTGGGTCACGGGCTCCGCGGGCTTAAAGGTATCGGCTTCAGCAAACATATGCTTCAGCACCTCCTGAACCAGCTCCTCGCGTGAGGTAAAATGCGCATAAAAACCGCCGTGTGTCAGACCGACCCGCTTCATTAGCGCCGCCACACCAATTCCCTCGGTGCCGGTTTCACGCATCACGCGCGCCGCCTCATTAAGGATACGCTGCCGCGTATGCGCTTTGCTGCTCTGCTTCTCCATCCCATCTCCTGCGGTGTCTGCTACGTAGCGTCTGGCTATTATAGTAATTATTACGGTCATCATATTCCAGCTTGACGACAGATATGATGATCGTCATATTGGTGGCTATTATGACGATCATCATACAAGGGAAAAGAGATGTCACAATCAGGCACAGCTTTAATCACCGGCGCATCCAGCGGTATCGGTGCGACCTATGCAAAACGACTGGCAGCACGCGGTTATGATTTGATTCTGGTCGCGCGCGATCAGGGGCGACTCACCACCCTGGCTGACGCACTGGCAAAGCAACACGATATTCGGGTGACGGTTATGGCGGCTGACTTAACGCACGAGCAGGATCTGCAACGCGTGGAGTCGGAGCTCGCGAACAACGCACAGATTACGCTGCTGCTGAACAACGCGGGCATGGGTGTTGAGGGTGAGTTTCTTGAGGCGGACATCACACGCATTAACAGCATGCTGGCGTTAAATATTCTGGCACCCACCCGTCTGGCACAGGCGGCTGGCCGGGCTTTCAAAGTGCGCGGTAATGGCATCATTATCAATATCGCCTCGGTGCTGTCGCTGGTGCACGAGATGTTCAACGGCGCTTATAACGCCACTAAGTCTTACGTACTGACTCTGACGCGTGCGATGCAGCGTGAACTCGCAGAGAGCGGCGTGCAGGTACAGGCGGTATTGCCTGGCGCGACCCGTACGGAGATTTTCGATCGCGCAGGCCAGTCTATCAATGACATCCCGGCTGAGATGCTGATGGACGTTGATGAGATGGTGGACGCCGCGCTTGCCGGACTCGACAGCAAGGAGACGGTAACCATTCCGGCGCTTGAGAATCTGCAGATGTGGCACGACTACGATCAGGCACGTGACACGATGGTTCCTCACCTTTCACGGAATCAATCAGCATCACGTTATCGTCAGAGCTGAGTCAGCCATAACGACTGAAGTCCGGTTTCACTAAAGGCACGGAGAAGCATTATCCGTGCCTGTTTGCGACTTCAGGTTCGCAGTTCGCCAGATTTGTTATAGAAATCAGCAGGTAAATCACTGCTGATTATTTCAGCAACCGGTGGCTGAGTGCTGGATTGCCCTGAAGAGATACTTTATAATCCCCGCTCCGCTGGCCCCTTAGCTCAGTGGTTAGAGCAGGCGACTCATAATCGCTTGGTCGCTGGTTCAAACCCAGCAGGGGCCACCATTTAATTTCATAAAAAACATGAACTTAAATCGGAAACAAGAGAGTGGCGTTCATACTAATGAGACTTTGATGTCCCCTTTTTGCCCCCCCACACTTCAATTTACTCACTACATGAGCTTTCGCTTGGTTACATTTAAATAAGAACTTCCAAGATCTTGTAGGATAGTTTTTAAGCGATAAGCACAAATCTCGCCGCTCTCATGGCCTTCATTAAAGGAGTGAGAGAAAATGGATATTGCACGCATTGTCAGACATGAATTTCTAAGCTGTGCGACTGAAACTATCAAACGGCTCGAAGATGAACCCGGTAAAATGCCATTTCATGAAGCTTTATTAAGTAAAGAAGCTTTGTTCTGGAGCCGTTTCGAACGATCTTTCAGCACTAGCTTTGGCCAAAGAACAATTGAAAGGTTATCGGCTAAAATTGCTTCATATTCTGGTGCGACCAACGTCATACCGCAAAACTTGGTTTCATTTAATATTGATTCCGATGTTCACAATGCTGTAATTCATCATTTGTCAGCACTTCGCAGAAAAAATAGTGGCGCAGTAACTAACTGGCAAGAAGAGTTAAACTACTTCAGATCGATTCAATCTTCTGGTAATGTTGTTAATGTCACCATACGAAGTGATTTATATTATATTAGAGACAACACGCATCACTTTTATTCAATCAAAACTGTAAAACCTAACATAGACCAGACAGTTGAAGCTAAAAAAGATCTCTTACTACTCTCATTAGCTTACCCAGATAGCAAAGCTTACTTTGGACTTTATTACAACCCATATGGTGAATTTAGAGAGCAATATATCTGGGGCCCACCGAGAAGAATATTTAACTTCCATACAGATGAAAGCGTCTTAATTGGAAGGGATTATTGGAATAACTTAGGTGGAAATGGAACTTATGAATTTATTATGGGAATCGCTCAGGAAGTCGGCCCGGAGATTCAAGAGCTAATTAGGCAATACGGAATTAGGAACCTATAAGACAGGGGGGGCTGTGCCCCCTCTGTTTTAAGCGGTAACCAAAAATGTTTCGTCGGATGTATTTTTATAACGAGAGTATTTGAAACCTTCATAATTCTTATGTGGTTCTTTATTTTCAAAACTTAATATTGTTTTACCAATAGCAAAACCCAGCCCCACAGGAACTGCATTTCCAATTTGTTTATAAACATCTAAAATCTTCCCTTGAATTTCCCAATCATCTGGAAACTGCTGCACCTTCTTGTACTCTTCAATTGAAAGAGGCCTAAGCTCCTCCGGATGGCTCAAGTCGGTTGCAGGCATAGCTGGATGTGTAACTAATGTTGGCGATGGTTTATCCCACGAAATTCTTCTTAAAAAACCAGTTTTACCCCCGCCCGAGAAGAATGAATTTCCTAATGCCTCTTTTTGCAACTCTACTGGAAGATTTTTCCAGTATTGACCCGGACCAAGCATACGATAATACTTTAATCTCTTCTCTGGGAAATTAATATAAGTGTGCTCAATGCCTTTTAAATCAGAAACAGCTTCTCTGAAGGTAGTCCATTTTTTTAGACCATGCTCTTCCGTTTGGCTATGAGTTGGTTCTAAGTACGGAATTTTCCTCCCACTTCGAGCACATGTTATTACTACGCGTTCTCTTACTTGAGGAACGCCAAAGTTTGCAGCGTTATATAATTCAAAGGTAACGCTATAACCCATTGCTTTAATAATCCTGATAACATAGTGCATCACTCCGCCAGCTTGTTCTTCTTCCTTAAGTGGAGGGTAATCCATACCACGTTGTTCATGAGGACGATGTTTTAAAGGAGCTGAAAGGAGCCCTCTTACGTTTTCGATAATAAAGTATTTAGGTTTAATTTGAGAAATAACATCAAGATACTTTAAAAATACGTTCCCTCTTTCGTCATCCAGACCTTGTCTTTTTCCTGCCGTAGAGAACGCCTGACATGGAGGGCCACCCATAATAAGATCTACCTCATCCCCCAGAGTCAGCCCAGCAAAATTCATTATTTCTTCAGCACTATAATTTCTTATATCTCCAATTAAACCTATATCTGGCTTATTTTTTATAATGGTTTTTCTGGCACTAGGTTCATTTTCACATGCAAGAAGAGTTTGAAACCCTGATTTTTCAATTCCAAGATCCATACCCATAGCACCGCTGAAAAAACTTAACGCTATCGGTTTGGTTGGCGCCAGCTTACACTTGCGGTCGCTAATATCTATTTCAGTTTTTTTGTTTTTCATAATACTCTTTTTCTCAATCAACCATGTATTGCCATAAAGCCTCGCTTCAAGCGAGTCATTACGGCAAAGTGTTCTAATTCGTTGGACAGAGACCCCAAGATACTCAGACGCCTCTTTGACAGTCATAAGGGTACTCATATAAAAATCCTTTGCGAAACACGTTGCATACCATGTTGCTGACTGACACTATCTTTGTCAACCTCGCGCACAAAAACCAGAAAAATTTTACTGAACTTATCGCGCATCAAGAGCTCTAAAAGTATACAAATTGTACTGCCCAGTACTGTTGTGCGGATTTACTTTTTTGATTTCCTTAGATTTAAAGCATCCGTGTTGGTGCTTTTTTTTTACACAATGCAGTCTACCTCATTAGAAATTTTTACAGAGTTCTCAAGTTGTGCAGATCTGAAATACAACTCACTACTGTATGTAATCACAGCAAACCATTTAATGCATATTTCAGTTTAACTTTACGACCTTATTCCAGTTTCATCCTTATCTCATCAAGCTTAAGCAGTTATAACTCCCTAGCCGCCAGCAATGCTGTCTGCAACTTGAAACCTAATAAATTAAATAATAATCATAAATTTCAGATAGTTGAATTTAATAAGGGATCCATTTTTGATCCATTCAACTGAAAAACACTGAAAATCTTTTCATCCTTTTCAGTTGCCGCACTCTGGCAAAAAGCCAGCAGCCGTGCGGGCTGGCCATACCGTTTGTAAAAAAATCAAACTGAAAAATTTTTATGATGCAAAACCTGCAGGCGGGTGCGGTGTAGCGCCGATTTTGTCTGCCGGGCGATTATTTTGCCGTACTGACGCGCAGCCAGTGCCACGCTGTGCGGATGATCTGTTTATGGCTGCCGTTCTTGAAGGGCGCGCCTTTGCGTGGCACATCGTGCGTCTGAGGCGTTCTGGTGACAGGCAATAAAAAACCCGCTGCGATAGCGGGTTAGTGTGCAGGCTTACTTGCCGATGACGGGTGAATATTTCTTACTGAGCGCGGCGGCCTGCTGGCTGCTCTGTGTGATGTCGCTGCTGTTCGTGGGCTGGCCGGTTGACGGGTGCGTATGGCTGGCCAGCTGGTCAGCCAGCTGCTGCACAAGCGCCACTGTATCGAGCATCAGCTGGGCCACGTTAATCTTCTCTGAACCAATCCACACCACCGGCGCGATAATTTCATGACGCGTCCCGGCAATGCTCTGGCGCAGCTGGCCAATTTTTTCAGTCAGTGCCTGACCGACATTTATCGTCACGCTGCCGGTGACGTCCGTTTCCGCATTGCCGCCCACTGTAATCAGCTGGCTCTGCTGTGAGGCCATGCTGTAATTGCCGGTCGTCAGGTGCTGGATTGCCCCGGCCATCAGGGACGCCGTGCCGATCACGGTCGTTCTGTCAGTGGCTCTGACCGTCGTTTCCCTGCTGACCAGCTCACGCGTTTCCGTATCGGCTTTAACTTCCCGGCTCATGGACGTTTCACGGATGGCCTGATCGGTCTGGCGCTCCCAGTCGCCCGCCTGCGTTACCCGCTGTGATACTTCCGCGCGCTGCTGCTGCAGCTGTTCGCCCGGCTTCACGTCCGGCAGGCTGGTCCCGCCCGGCATGGTCTGGCGCACAAACGGCTTATCCGGGCGTCCGCCGGTAAAACCGACCTCAACCAGTGTACCCTCTGGCGGGAACTGAAACATGCCGGAATCATTACCGGCCATCGGAACGGGCAGCGGCACGGCAGGATACACCGGCGTACTGCCGTCCGGATTACCGTCAGCGTCCAGCAGCTGCAGATCGACGGCATAGCGCGGCCTGAAGGGGTCAGCAAAGTTTCCGCTTTTAACCGCCTCCGTCGGGGCAACAACGCGCGCCATTTTGGGCAGGTGCAGGCCGCTGGCCAGCTCCGGGTAATGGCTTTCAACCTGACGCTGCACCGGTGTTTTCTGCAGCGGCTGGCCGGTAATACGGTTTCGCGGCGTCCAGGTGATTGTCATGGTATCGCCGTCCAGCTGCACCTTTGTCACGCGCTGGCCATTTACCTCCACGCCCGGACGCAGTGACTGGATCACAGGTACGGTCATCGTATTGCCACCGGCAGTGGACTGGCTGAACTCCGGCGGAATGTCGACCGGCTTACCGGCAAACAGCGCCTTTTCAGCGCCGCCCAGATACATACTGCCATCAGGCAGCTGATACCAGAGATAATCGGCAATCCCGAAGGCGCGCCCCAGACTGGCCAGCAGCTGAAATCCTGTGCCGCTATGCGTGAAGTGCGGGATCGGCCTGTCGCTGTAATCTGCCTGCGGCACGTTAACGGTCAGGCCGCTGTGTTCTTCCAGCCAGGCAGCAATCTGGCGCAGCGTCGGGTGCTGGAATGCGCACGGCCATGCCCGATCAAATACGCCGCACAGCTCCCGGATGAAAAGACGCTGATAGCCGGTTTCCGAAGGCTGCGAGCGCTCCACGTATCCGGTAAACCAGCGCAGCAGTCGGTCAGGGTAGCCGGTATCAATGCGGACCATTTTGCCGGTGTAATCAGTGCTGGTCTTTGCCGTGATGAAGCCACGGCCACAGTTGCTAAGCTCCAGCACCAGAGCGGCATCAGTCAGATGCACTTCATCAGTGGACAGGTAAAGTCGGGTTAAAGGTTTCATCGCTATTCCAGTGCGTCGTTTACCGGCTTAAGCACTTTGCGCTCAAACCATGTCATTTGTTCGTCGCTCTCGCCTGCGGCCTGCGGTCCGCCTTTGCCACCGCCGGTCTGTTTGGTGGCCGTGGTTTTGCCGGTTGCGCGCGCCTCACGCTTTTCCTGAACGCTTACATGCTCCGTCAGGGTGAACGTTATCAGCCAGGCCATTTTTCCTTCCTGCTGCGGAGCGTCCACATTGCCGGTGAACGTCGCCTCGCGAAAACTCACCGCGCGCGCCACCTCATGCGCCACGCGGTATTTCTGCCGCTGGCCGCTGGCGTCAGTTGCTGAAGCCAGCTCAAAAATGCGCTTCAGCAGGGCAGCATCACTGAACCCTATTTCGCCGCTGATCCTCAGCTCTTTTCCCTTGATGCCCTGCTCTGCCTTAGCCGTTGAACTGGTCTGCCCGGACTGGTCTTTGTCCTGAAAAGCCATTGATACGGTAACCCGCATATTTTTAAGCGGGATGCCCTCACCGTTAAGCGCCAGCGTCGGGTTTGTACTCATGGATCATGCCTCTTATTCCTTCCAGATTGTCACCGACCAGCATCACGGCCGCCGAATACACAGCGGACGGCTGCGGAATATCTTTTTCCAGCTGCGTGAGCGTGGTCACCACGTCGCCGCCGCCGGTAAACACCCATGCCCGTGAGCTTTTGCCCTGCAGATCGCTCAGCCCGGCGGCAATCTCTGTCAGCATGGCATCACGTTTCTGGCCAAACGCAGCCAGCTGCGCTTTCAGCCCGTCAAGCCCGGCTGCTGCGCCTGCTTCGCTCTGGGCCTGCTTCACGGCGGCGGCCGCAAACGCGGCGCGGCTGGATGGCACGGACAGCGGCACGGATGGCGGCAGCATCGTGTTCATACTTGCAGGCAGCTGCATCTTTTCCGTGGTCAGCGTGGCGGCAGACTGCGCCAGACGCTTCACCTGTACAAACGCCGGTGCCGGGAAAACCTCAGCCAGCTGGTTCAGTGATGAAATAAAATTGTCATGCGTATGGCTGGCCACCATCAGAATAACCACGTCAGCTTTTCCACCAATGCCTGCCAGCTTTTGCGCCAGATAGGCAGTGGCATTCACCGGACTCAGGTATGCGCCGTTATCCGTTTGCTGCCCCAGCCCGTAAATCCATGGATGCACCGGAACCATGCTGCAGCTCAGTGCGGTCACCGCATCCGTCAGCGCCAGTCGTGCCTCACGCCACATTTTCAGGTGCCTTAGGCTTACTGACATCCGCCCAGTTCTCCGGATTAATTCTGCTAAGCAGCACCCTGTATTTCATCCACTCAGGCAAGGCTTCAGTTTCACTCTGCGTGGCCATTTTCAGATCAACCGCACCCTGTAGCATCTGAATCATTTCATTCGCTTTACGGATTTTTGCAGCCAGAATGGCTCCCTTTGTTTCCACGTCAATAACAGTCTGCCGAGGCGAGCCTTTAACAATGGCTCCGTTAATGAATAATGAATCCGGACCCACAGCACTATAATTTTCTTCCGATATCTCCTTAAGCGCCCTTGACTGATATTCTTCAAGCTCACTGTCACAGATGGCCACAAACATGCCGACAACATAATTATCTTTATCGACCTCTATGAAATAATGATTTACACGCGGCTCAGTTAACTCTTTTTCATATTCATTCATTTCATCACCATATGGCTAAAACGTTTACGTTAAGTGCCGGTCCGTTGTTGTAAATTCCACAGTTATTAGGACCAACTCCGTTACTCCAGCACTCAAACTGACCATTGATAGCCGTGATAAAAAGTCCTGGGGGTGCTGGAAATGCTGCCGGATATGTCCAGGTTGTGCTTGAATAGGCTGCCAGATTTAAATTCTGCCTGCACCACTGACCGCCACCCGGAATTTTAGTCCACGCCCCATTGCCGTTGTTACCTGACTGAAACTGACCGTACGCGACGGCGCTATTCGCTGCAGTACCGCCCGCGACAGCAAAACCCTGACCTGCATCTCCGCCTTTAAAGGCATACCCCCCCAGCACGAAATTAAGACGAGCATTGTTTACTGCTGAGTTAGTGTCGCCATTGTTCCTTACGTAGAAATCGGTCTGATCATTTCCGTTAACGTTAGCCTTTTTGTTCAATCCATCATTCATCAACCAAACAGGCACCGCTGCATTGTTATCTCCGGGCGCACCTTCAACCCAGAATTTTTGGCTTGTATCGCCAGTAATTTTTGCATATCTGGCAAAATCTGATTGATTGCCAAATTTCATAATTCCCCAGCCACTTGATACGTTATCCAGCCGCGTACCAATATAAGATTCTGACGGGGAGTTATATGACGTGAAAATTACACAGCAGCCGTTGCTTCTGTCACGGACGCCAGTACAGTGCGCATATAAATACTGTCCGTTTCCGGCCGGTAATTGTGCCGGAATATTGGCACTGCCTTCCATTTTGATAAGCAGGGTTTCTCCGGCATGAAAGACGTAAGTACGGAAATCAATTGTGCTGAAGTCCAGCTGTCCCGAACCTAACCCAAACCCACCCACGGTTATCACCCGGCCTGCTGTGCCGTCAGTTTTTGACTGCATCACATCAGCATTTGCTGCGCTTCCCAGCATGACGTTACCCGTCAGCGCGTCGGGCTTTTTATTATTCACTGACCTGACCGCAACACGATCAGTCAATGAGCCTTTTGGGCGCAGGTCCGCGATGTTCCCGGCAGCGTCAATACTCGCCAGCGCTGACACGTAATGCTTCACACCGTCCTGCTCATAGTCAGCAAGATCAGCCGCCACTGTGATTTTGCTCTGCACGCCCCAGACGCTGGCCAGCGTCCCGGTAAAGCACACGTCCAGCCACACATTTACCGGCTTCACACCCACCTTAATATTCTGATCCACGTCCAGCTGCGCACGCAGGCCGCCAACGTATCCCGCGCCATGTGTGACGTAATACTGCGTGCCGCTTTTACCGACCAGCCAGCCATCACCAAAAAACGCAGCCGGGCCGTAGATATCGGTGTTTTCCAGGCGCTGACGTTCATCCATTGCGCCCATGCGCGCGGTGAAATCAATCTGCCACGTTTCCGCTGGCGTACTGATACCCGTTTCCTGCTGTGCGCCGCTGTACTCCATCAGGAATGAACGTGTCAGAACGTTACCCTGCTGGCCCTCGCGGGTTTTCAGCTTCTGCTGAGCCGGGGCATGTACGATCATGGCCAGCGTGCCGGTTGCGCTGTTAATCAGGCCAATCCAATTAAACGTAAAATCGCCCGTGTCCGCGCCCAGTACCACTGAATGCACCACCGCATTCTGATTAACCACGCCCTTGCGCGTCACCGCCTGACGGTGAACTATCTGTGCCTGCGGCGGGATGCCCTCGCTGCGGTCTACCGGCTTAGCCGGATCGAGGCCCGGCACGTTCGCTAAAATAAATTCATCCAGTAATACCGGCTCGCCGGTTTCCGCCTGGCGCGCTTTCCACTGCTCAAATGCTGTCGTGATAACTGTCTGTGACATAATTTTCCCTTAAATTCCTGCGCTGAACGTCGCGCTGGCCACGTCCGCCCCGGCGATGCGCGCCGGGTAAACCACATATTCACCCTGGTCCCAGCCTGCACGGATGGCGAACGGCTGCGAGGTGATCACCTCAAACTGATAACGGCGGCACGTCCTGCCGTACTGCTGGATTATCTGAAGCAGCAGCTGCGCGTTGTCCGCAATCTGGCTGTCTGAAACGCGCACCTGGATTACGTCCCAGTCAATACCGGGCTGGCGCTCAACCAGCTCCACATACCCGATACCCAGCCGCTCGAAAATACTGATAAACCCTGCCACTGACCCGGCATCACGCGCGTTAATAAACGCAAACGCTACGCGCCTGCGGAACAGTGAAAGCGGCTCACCGTTGAAGCGGGTAATATCCCGATCATACGCCAGCAGATTCAGCAGCGGTTCAGAACAGGTCAGCGGATCAAACTGGCTGACCGGCCACGTAACCCAGCCGTACACCTGCGCCCAGAACTTACGTGCGGCTTTCAGAAGTTTGTCCGGCTCCCCTTTGCGCATCCACGTGGGCAGGCGCAGCCCGGCCAGCTTTTTATCAAAATCAGTCATGTTCAATACTCACCGTCAGGCTGTTTAGGCGTGGCACACTTAAATCACTGACGATATCGCCCAGCGAAAAGGTGACCGAATCCACCTCCGGAAACTCTCTGTGCAGCTCACGCCCGAGGTTTGAAAACGAAAAGCGCGCGTATGGCCACGTCTTTTTGACGTCATAGTCAGCATTTTCCCGGAATGCGCTGCGGATAAGGTTTCCGGCATTTTTAATGAGCAGCGCCTGATTTTCGGCGGTCATGTTATCCGGGTTCTGCAGATACATTTTCACGCTCAGATCGTGCCGGGTTTCCGGCATTCCAAAGCACTGCATATCGTCACCGTGGCCGTGATGGCCCTGCGTGTTGATGTAGTCATTTACCGCGGTGATAAACGGATCTGACAGTACGCCGGAATCCAGCAGCAGATAGGCGTTTGCCGTTCCCGGCCCGCGCGGCGCATCGTGCAGAAAGAAAATCCGGTCAATACTCAGTCCGACTACCCCCGCGATCATTGAGCGGTAAACCGCGTCGGTGTGATAGTTACCCACCAGGTTAAACTGATTGCGGCAGCGCTCGCGCAGCTCGTCATCACTCTCTTCATCTGCGCCCGGCACGGTCAGCCAGTCTTCCTCACTTTCCGCCTGCATGATGCCGGTGACGGCCACCGGCAGGATGCGGTAATAGCCCGGCGCAAGGTTCCACGCAGCCCCTACATCTGACGCGCGCACCGGGATCAGCGCGCTGGCCTCCCCCGCCGGAATGGTGAAGTCAGCAACGGTCACCAGCTCGTAAATCACGCCGTTAATGCGCTCAGTCTGGATACGCGTACCGGCCTGCACGGTCACGTCAGCCCCGGCATTCTCCTTTGTGAAGCGGATCACGCCTTCAGCCCGACTTGCCGGTTTTGGCGTGACGTTGACCGCCCATGCCAGCAGGCGCAGCATCTGACCGCCTGCCGTGGCCACGAACATATTCACCAGTACCGTATTGATCATAACGTCCGCCAGCCACAGCACCGGCGCGGTGATAATGGCCGTGACCAGCCGCCAGAACGGCGACATGGGCGACGTATTGGTGATAAGCCCCTCCTGCGCGGCAATGTCCGTAAAGCGCGCTTTCAGCTCCGCTTCCGTCACCGGCATCCCGCTGGCTTTCACCACCTCCGTAAAATCCACCTGCGGTTTGTCCGTCATATATCCACCCCGTAAGACAGTGCGCCGAAGTCGTATGTGCTGGCCGTCACCCAGAGGCGTGACAGGCTTTCTTCTGTCAGCTCAATGGTGCCGGGAATAATCCGCTCATCGTCTTCAATCAGTAATTCAAGCCGCGTCAGAATATCAGCGCGTAAGGTCGGGCTTCTTTCAGCAATCATTTCGGTCATCAGGCCGGATTCAATGATGGCGTGCGCAATATCCTGCTGAATACTTTTACGGTTATTACACGTGACCGGCTCTTTGCCCGTATTTAAAACAAAGTTGCCGTTTTCAATCAGCAAGTCGATATACAGTAATTCACTCATCCCGCCAGCTCCTGCCACTCCATCAGCTGCTGCGGCGTCATGCCGCCACCTGTATTAATTTCCACTTTTTCGATGCGTTTGCTGTTATCCGTTACGCTCCGGCTGTTGCTGGAAATAGTTTTATTAATTCCGCCTGCTTCAATACCTTTTAACTGGCCACCGGTTGTCAGGTTATTTTCGACACGTGGCGGCGGCGCTGCAGGCTCGCCAAATTCCGCAATATCGACACCGGGGATTTTGTTAATTTTGGCAATAATCCAGTTAAGTGAACTCAGCGCCGTTTTTTTAATGTTGTCCCACAGGTTCGCGAAGAGGTTCATTATCCCGCTGGCCATATTCCCCAGCGTTTGCGTTACGGAAAAACCGGACAGCTGCGCCACGAAACTCAGCCAGCCCTCGCTGATAAACGCCCAGGCTTTACCAAATACACCGGCTACAGCTGCCACCGCGCCGGATACAACCTGAAAGGCTTCGGTGTTCATCACGGCGGCTTTGATTGCATCCCAGTGCGCGATCAGCAGATAACAGCCTGCGGCCAGCAGCGCGATTGCGCCAATGATCAGCAGAATCGGCCAGCTCATGAAGTTAATGGCAGCGCCGGTCAGCACTGAAGCGATGCGCACGGCCAGCAGTACGCCGCGCAGTGTGCGCATGATCATGGCATAAGCCTTCACCGCTGCCCCGGCCAGCCACAGCGCCCCGGTATACAGACGCGTGACCAGCAGAATCCCCATCAGGATGCCGCGCAGCCCGGTCATGACAAACGTAGCCATGCCGATCACGATATTAGCCACTGCACCCGCACCGGCGAAACTCAGCACGGCCAGCGCCACGTACCCGACCACGCGCGCGATGTTCGGAAACATCTGCATCCAGCGCGCGAACGTCTGCCCCATATCCGCCAGGCGGTTCAGCAGCGGATAAATCACCGGTATCAGCGTCAGGCCGATCACGCGCCGGATGGCTTCCAGAATCTGAATAAACCGGTCCCACGGCTTAACCATCTTCGCGGCCATTTCCTGCGTGCGCTTAAGCCCGTCATTGCCGCCCAGCTCGGTGATGTTTCGCTGCAGTGCTGTCACGTTGCCCCACAGCTGTTTAACCACCGCTGAACTGTCACCAAACGCATCATCCAGCGCCTTCTGCGCCTCCACGTTACCGGTGATACTGGCGCCGTATTTTGCCTGCAGCTTGATCAGTATTTCCGGCATGGATATCATCTGACCCGCTTCATTTTTGAAGCTCATGCCCAGCTTTTTCGCGCCTTCCTCAGCACCAGTCAGGAATCCTTCATACGAACCGGACGCCTCAGTACCCAGCGTGCGCTGGAGCTCGCCCATCACGGCAAGCTGCTCATTGAGGCCGATGCCGTAGTTAGTGCCGACGCCGCGCGCACCCTCCATTAAATCCTTAATTGCGCCCATTTCCACGCCGAAGCGCTGACGCATAAACGCCACTTTTCCCGAAAGCTGCTCAGCAAACTGCACATTGCCCAGGCGCTCCGCATCCTCGCGGAAGTTGCCAAACATCTGCCCCATGAACTCCGCCGACTCCGCTGCCGTGCTGCCCAGCGCAGCGGCGGTAAGGTTGGCAATGCGGGTAACCTTCGGCAGCTCGTCACCGGTCAGGCCGCTTATTGCGGCGTTAATGCTGGCCGTCGACTGCACAAACTCCACGGCGCTTTTGCCGTAGGTCATTGAAAAAATGTTCGCATCCTTCTCAACCTGCTTAAGCGCAGTGCTGTCGATGCCACGCGCGGTCTGCTCCTGCAGCGCGTCATACATTTCAATTGCCGGACCCAGCGCGCCCTTGATGGCCTGCCCCACGCCCCACAGCCCCGCGCCGCCGACGGCCACGCGTTGAAAGGATGCGCGGGACTTGTCTGCAAATTCCGTGACGCCTGCCTGTGCCTGCCGAAGCGGCCGCGTGACCTTATCGATCAGCGATAACGTGAACTCCAGCTGTTTCATTCGCTTCCCTTAAACGCCAGCGCAATGCCATTAGCTACGGCAACGCGCTGGTTTTCCCAGTGCCGGTTATCAAGCCACAGCGCGGCGGCAAGGTTCTCCGCGCTGTCATTCTCACCAGGCAGCCAGTGACGGCGTAAAATCAGATACTGTTCGAGTCCGTTGGCGTCGATATTACGGACCCGATCGCTTAGTTTTTTACTGTGATTTCCAGCTCTGGCGTATATTCTTCCAGCACTTTGCCCACAATCTGTAATGCCGCGCCCGGCAGCGCCAGTAATTCCTGCAACGCTTCTTTTGTGTCCGGCGTGACGATACGGACCAGAAAGTTATGCGCCGGGGAAACTTTATTTCCCATCGTGATTTCGTTGATATATTTGTTATAGGCGGTGACGTTCGGCGTAAAAGAAACGTCTTTGCCAGCGATGGTCATTTCAATTTTTTTATCACTCATGCTTTTTCTCTCTTAAATTAATTTCATCAATAAGCTGGTTATGGCGCGCCGCGCAGGTTGAATAAATATCAATCCACTGAATTAATAATTCCGCTGCGGCTCTGCCGTTGGTTCCGGTTAATCGGGGAAGATTAACGGGACATTTAGTTTTTAGATTTTCCTGATAGGGTACGCTCTGCGTTTTCACTGGCGGCGTTGTACAGCCTGAAATAATCACCAGACAGGCAATCATTACTGAAAACAGGTTTCTCCAGTTCAGCGCGGATGCCTGCCGGTATCGCACCTTTTAATTCCTCCAGTTTGTTCTCAAGCTGCCTGGCGGATTCGCTTGCCACGCCCTGCAGCTGATCGCGCGTCCTGTCAGCGGCAATCCCGGCGGCACGCTCTGCGACCAGTTCCACGCTGTCGCGCTTCCACTCAGCCCCGGTCCATCCCGCCAGAAACGCCAGCCCCAGACCGGCCAGCACAAACAGCACGTCTCTGGCCATCAGCGCACACCGTTATGCTCAAGGCTGAAGTGGTTGCCGTCCGGATTCGACTTAAAACGCCCGCCCCAGCTGCCGCCCAGCGATTCCCAGTATTCGCCCAGCGCCCGGTAATCTTCGGTGCGGGTTTTGTACTCGCCGTTAACAAACAGGTTGAAGTCCACTGCCAGCCGCTGCGTGTGCAGGCTGTTGGCGATGCCGCTGCCCTTTTTCGCATTCAGCGCGGCCTGCTCCGGCGTGCGGTATGCCTCGCCGAAGGTCAGGCGCATCCCGTGATCATTCGCCCAGGTGATCAGCTGCGCAATCAGCGCGGTGAATAACTGCTGCTTTTCCGATAGCGTCACTTTCACTTCTCCTTATCGTCGCCACCCAGACGGCGGCGTAACCACATTTCACAGAACTGGTAACCCAGAATCCCCAGCCCTGCCCCGACCCCGTTTACTGCCAGCGGTGACATATCCGGGAACTGCACCAGCGCCGCGCCTGCCGCGACTGAAATCGCCGCCCCCAGAATGACGCGCCCGGCGATCAGGCGCGGCGTGATTTTTTCATTACTGGCCAGCACCTTGCCCAGCGCGATAACCGCGCCGATAAGCAGCAGCTGCATCAGTGTTTTTTCATGGTCCTGCATCGTATCCCCGTTAGCTGATCAGGCTTTCCGTTGCCGCCGCTTCCAGATACGGCACGCCGTTAATGTTGACGAACTTCGGACTGGTCACGAAGTACTTAACCTTGTGCGTGCTGATAGCGCCGCCTTTCGGATCGATATCCAGCACGTTACTCAGCACCAGTTTGCAACCGAAGGCTTCCACCTTCGTTTCTTCGCTGCCGACCTTCGCATAAAACAGGAAGTCCAGCGTGTCGATGCCCCGCCATGACCCTGCTGCACGTGCTTTTGCGGTCAGCTGCTGAAAGGTTTTGCTGCTCAGCTCAATCTCACCTTCTGCAGCAACTTCCCCGGCTACGTGTCCGTCCGGTACGCCGCGCGTGGACGCCGCCGCTGTGCTGTCCGTGATATCGAGCGAGATTTTTTCGACGTGAAGTAATTCCCCATCGATGTTTACATCAAATGACTGACCGCTGATGCGCTGGCTCATGCCGCCTCCTCAGTGCTGTCCAGGCTGGTATCCAGTAGCAGCCCCACGGTAATCTCCTTTGGTGATTCAACCGGACGCATCACGATATAAATCTCCACCTGTTTAGCGCTTTTCCAGCTGATTGATACGTCACCGTCGCGCGGTGATTTCACCTCGCCGGGGAAACGGATGCCGTTAATCTGGACTGACTGCGACATTTCACGCAGCGGCTTAGCAAAACTCTGCTGCGCGGCGGCAATGCTGCCCGGCGTGCTGTTCAGTGTGCGATCAGCGATGCGGGCGATGGCCAGCAGACGCACGCGGCGCGCAATTTTGTCAGCAATACGCAGGTATTCGATAACCTGATAATCACCGCCTTCCACGTCCAGCGTGCGCCCGTCAGACCAGTAAAGCCCGTCATAGTCCGGATACCACATCGGCACGCTGAAACGCAGTGTTTCCAGCGCCTGCAGCGTGGCCAGCTCCAGTACACTATCCATTCCATCCACCGGCAGACTGTCACTGCCCAGGCTTACCAGCGCCCCGGTTTTGACGCGTGCCGGGCTGTCAGCAATAGTGACGGCGCGGTTACAGAGGCGACCAGCCAGCACGCCCGGTTCATTACCCCAAAGGCGCGGAACCAGCTGCACCGCTGACGCGGGAATCCCGCTCTGCAGCTTGCTCATTCGCGTCAGATAATCCGCCCAGGCTTCGTCACTTTCCGGACCACCAACTGACAGCATGAACCAAGCCCAGCGCCCGAATTTTGCCAGCAGCGTGTTGCGAAGCGTGGCAGCGGTATCAATCTCCTTCTTATCCGGAACATCCGCGCACAGTACGACGCCCTCCACGGATGCCACCTGTTGCGCGCTCAGTACGGCGTCTGCCCATGCCGACAGCTCTGCATCTTCGGCAAGTACATGCACATATGCGGACCAGTTCTGACCGGCATTATCCATTGCGGCCATGACCTGGCTTTTCAGCACCGATTCCGCCGCACCCAGCTGCTTATCAAAATCGGTCTGCGTATTAACCGGCAGCGTCTTCCCGGCGTTGGTTGCGCCGTGTCCGACAAAGAGCACGACGCGCTCAATATCCTTTGTTTCACCCTGCAGCTGATTAAGCTGATTGACCGTTACATTTGGCCAGCTCATACCCTTCCCCTGATATCCTGCGCATTAACGTCCCAGCCGTAGCCAATGGCCTGCAGCTGGCGCGCCAGCGCCTTATTAAAATCGTCGCTGCCCATCCCGAGAAACGGACGGGACGGCACATCGACAGTCCATACTGTTTTTGCCGCCCGGCCCGTCAGCTTGCGGATCAGCAGACCTGCCTGCGCATATCCCATTGTTTCGGTAATTTCCTTAAACGGCGGCTTACGCCACCGCTTCCCGCGCTTCACTTTGTAGCCCAGCTTTCGCAGCCGTTTAGCCTGCGCCAGCGTGGCCATTTTTCCCGCCGGTGCGGGGCGACCTGTTCCGCGTGCCCTGACGCTGGTTTTCATTCCCTCCTGCTGCGCATAACCTACTGTCCCGGCTGGTACTGCTTTGTCCCCGTTCCGGTATCCACCGCCCTGCAGGTAAAGCCGCACGGCTTCAATTTCAGGCATTTCGCGGATGTGCAGAAGGTTCGGAAGGTTGCGCAGCATCTTTCCCCGGCGGCGCGTTTTTCTTGCCTTCCACGGCGTGCCGTCCGGGGACTGCTGATTACGCACGTTGCGCTTTGCAGCCGGGATCACGCCATACTTCGCCATGCGCCAGATAAGACGCTGGCGCTTTTTGTCGGGTAGCTCCAGCTTTGCAATCTCGCGGCGCATTTCACGCAGTTGCGCGGCGTTAATCTCCGCCCCGAAAATCACTCCGCCACCTCCGTGTAAATCATCGCGCTCAGCGCCGTCCAGATTTCCGGATCGGCCAGCCGGTAACGCCCGCCCTGATAAGGAATCTGCCCGTTTTCATCCGGCACGATAATCAGCCGTTCCGCCATCGGCACCGTAACGGACACAATTGCGGCTTCCTCATCTATCAGCTCAATGTCCCAGTCAGGATCGGCATTCGTTATCCCGACCTGGCCGAATAAATCCCGGTCCTGTGTGTCAATCGCCTGCCACACTTCCAGCAGCGCCATCAGCAGACGCGGATCGCACTCACGGTACGGGAAGCGCTCCCAGATAAGCTCAGCGTCATAGCGGATCACCGAAAGCTGCACCTGCCCCAGACCCATATCACGCGCGGCGGGGATGGTTTTCAGTCCCGTCATTTCGCTGGTAAATGACTGCATGGCACGCGGCGGCATTTCTGACTTAATGAAGCTGGTCAGTGATTCAAGCTGACTCTCTCTGCTCATACCTGCCTCACCGTGGCGCGTTTAAGCCCTTTGATCAGGCGGATAGTCACTGACGCCTCCGCCAGCAATCCCTTGCGCGTTTCATCGCTCTCCTGTCCCGGATGCGACTCGCGGCGGCCAACTGACGCAAACTCACCCATAAGGTCCGCTTTTGCCCTGGCATACACCGCTTTTTTGTACTGCGCCGCCAGCTGACTGATGCCGTTCATGCTGACCCCCGGCACGTCAGCAGCGGTCTGATATCCTGCCGCCCGGTGCTTTTCCTGCACACCGGCAAGCCCGCTGTTTACCTCCGCTGCCGCCGTAAGCAGCGCATTCGCCACTGTCTCCGCGTCCACGTCAGTCGGAATACTGCGGCTGCGCTGGAAGTCTGACAGGTTCATATCCGGCCAGAATCCGTCATTGGTCAGCGGGCTGTCCTGGTACTCAATCGGCTTGCCACTGAACATAAAATCCCCCGTAAAAAGGTGGGCTGACCGGAATCCACGGCGCATTACACTGCGTGTTCTGCCCTCATCCGCGCCCACCCGGCTTGCGGTAGTCGTTATTCAGCCGTAAGCGCCCGGATGCGCGCCGCAATTGTCTTGCGCATCGTGCCTACGCCTGCCTTGTGATACTTCGCCTCGGCGGCCGCCAGCAGCCGGTCAGCCTCAGACAGCGTTTCAACGCTATCTGACGCCGCCGCCCGCGCCTGTCCTGATTCATCACGCAGCAGCAGCAGCCCCGCGAACTTGAACCATTTGGCGGTGATTTCCTCGTGCAGCCGCCAGCGCTGCGTAACGTTCTCAAACGTCCGCGAAAAATAAGGCTCTAAGTCTTCACCCGCCTGGCTTGCCTGCTCCGCCCAGTTCATAACCTGATCGGCCACAAATGCCGGGAATCGCGATTTGATGTTCTCTGGCGTGGCCTGCTCCTGCTCAATGGCAATGTCTGACCAGTCCAGCGCCTGATCGAACTCGCCCACGTCAAACAGCCAGACGACGCAGTACGCGAACACCGGATTGGCATACACGCGGCCCAGTTCGAGGTAACTTTCCACCGTGGGCATCCACTTCGGCAGCAGCACATCACGCTTCATGGCCACGCGCTCCGCCGTGGTATCGAGGCTGCGCAATACCGCCACGTCTTCCATGATTTCCTGCATCTGCAGGTGAAGGCTGGCCGTGGTATTAACTTCCTCAAGCCGCGCCTGCTGTTGCTGCATGGCCACGCGCTGGCTGTGTCGCTGTGCGGGTGAAAGACTCATATTTAACCCTCTGCCGGTTCGGTCACCTTGCCGATGGTCACTGCGTTTTCGTCAATGGCCGCGTACAACTCCGGCTCTTCAACGGCGTAACCCTCATTGCGCAGGTACTTGTTTTCGTACTGTTTGCGGTCTTCCACAAACTCCGCCTTACGCTGGCGCGTACCGCGCTGCGTGTAGATATGCAGGTTTGACAGTGGCGTGACCACCATGCGCTTGCCCGGCATAAACGGCGGAATAATCGCGGTGCGCCCGGCAATAGTGCTGCCCAGCATCTGCGCGGCGATTTTTTCCATGGGCTTGTCCGCCTTCTGATAGAGGCGGTATTGCTCCGCCGCGACCAGATCGGCCCCGACCAGCACCACCAGACGCGGATCGTTACGGAACTGCGCCGGAATTTTGGCGTTAATCAGGTCAGAGGCCATCGCATCCAGCGAGCGATAATCACCGGCATCGTCCAGGCTGACCGCATCGGTCATAATCTGGAATCCGTCTTTGAAGCTCTTCATGCGCTGATGCCAGCCGATATTCACGTCTTCACCGTTCGGGTTTTTCTCCGGATCTGTTGTCGTCGCCACCTCTTTGCCGTTGAAGCCAATACGCAGCATGTCCAGCGCGAACGCCTGATTGGAAAACGTCTGCACCATCTGGAAAAACTCACCTTCATCACCGGCGTTTGCCCACAGCGACAGCAAATCCCACTGAAGTTCGGCGCATGAATCCGTTTCAACCAGCTTGTAATCGTTACCGTCCACACCGACTTTGCGACGAAAACGCCCGCCAGCCACGCGCCCGGTATGTAATCCAGATTTACCGACCTGAACCACCTGACCACTTAGCTGGTCCACATCCGCAATAGTGATCAGATCAAGAAACTCCACGGACTCCAGCAGCGCAGCGCGGAGGCTGGTTTCCTGCGGATCGGTGAGGCTGAATGCGCGGGCTGGATTCGTCACGCCGTAATGCTCAGCCAGTCCGGCAGAGAAAGCGTCAATGAATGCCAGTGCGCGTTTGTTTAACTTCATAAATAACCCTCTCGCAAATAATGCGATTTATAGAAAATTCCCTGACGAAGGCGAAATTAGATGAATTTAAATTTGCGGCTTTCCTGCTTATCACCGGGCTTACGCTTAGGCAGCTGTGTAATCTTGTTATCCAGCTTTCCAAAGTTTTTAATGACTGCCCCGATATTTTCACGCAGCGTTGCAAATTCCTGCGTATCCACCACTTCGGCAATGGTATCCACATCTTCCTGTGTGGAAGCCAGCTGCGTTTCAATTGCAGAGACACGCCCTTCCAGATTATTCAGGGCTTCAGCCAGCGCCTGTAATTTGTCGCTGTCTTCCGGCGCATCAGTAGTCACGTCATCTTCAGCGAATTTTTTCGGCTGAATGCCAAATAGTTTTTGCCAGTTTTTCATTTTTGTTTCCTGTTCCACTTTTCCATTCCGGCCAAACTTATAGCGATAGCAGCCGGGTTTGATTTTTTTGCGCTGGCTAAAGCGCATACGTGAAGTGCCCACGCTGGCAGGCGAGTCCGTTGCCGCCAGCCCTTCGAGATAGCTGCGCCCTGTGCCGCGAAAGTTTCCGTCTTCGGTCAGTTCTACCGAAAAATAAAGAAGCTGATCGCGTTTATTGGCTTCAATCAGGCTCATGTTCGGACTAATTTTTGCGTAAAGCCTTACCAGCCCGTCATCACCTTCCTGCCACATCACCTCTTTTACGCTGCCCCCATTTCCGTAATAGCGCTCATGCTCCGGCCAAATAAGTGCAGCGTATAATTCAGGGTCATATGTTTCAGCAGCATCAATCAACCATTCCCGTTTTAATTCCCGGTGGTCAACCGTATCTCCCTCGGTGGCAATACACAGCCAGTCAGTGCATAACTGCGACATATATTTTCCTGCCCTCCGTAACAGCAGAGCCATTATTAATGAATTAAACGCCTGCCGCACCCTGACAAATTCTGCTGCGTTCGGATAAAGGCAATTAGACGAATCATAAAGAATCAAAGCGGGATTTTTATTTACTTCTCACCGGCATAATAGCCATCAGACACATAAAGGAATGAAAATATCGGATGGCTAAATACAGTGATGAATTACGCGGCGTTGCGCGCGCCCTGTATTTAAGGCGGTATACGCCGAAGGAAATTGCCAGTGAATTAAATCTGCCGAATGCGCGGATTATTTACTACTGGGCGGAAAAGGAAGGCTGGGCAGATATGCTCAGCCATGAAAGCACGGAAGATGCGATAGAGCGCCGCATCCAGCTGCTGACCGGACGCGATGGCAAAACAGAGCTTGAGCTGAAAGAACTGGACCAGCTGATTGCCCATGCGGTAAAGCTCCGCGCGCAGCACAACAAACACAAAGAGAAACTGGCCGCCGCGCGCCCGGCATCTACTGGCGGCAGCAACGGCAGCAACGATGAGGAAAGCGACCAGCCGCGCGGTAAGCGTAAATACAACAAAAATGACGTGTCCGGACTGACGGAAGACGACCTGAATGCATGGGCTGAAGAACACCTGTTCGGCTACCAGAAACACCTTCGCCTGAACATCAGCCAGCAGGTGCGTAACATCCTCAAAAGCCGCCAGATCGGTGCGACCTGGTATTTTGCTTTTGAGGCGTTTGAAAATGCCGTGCTGACCGGTGACCCGCAGATTTTCCTTTCCGCTTCGCGCGCGCAGGCGGAGGTTTTCCGCTCATATATCGTCAACATTGCACAGGAATACTTCGGCATCACGCTGACCGGCAACCCTATCCGCCTGAGCAATGGCGCAGAGCTGCGCTTTCTGTCCACGAACAAGAATACGGCGCAGTCATACAGCGGCCACCTCTACTGTGACGAATATTTCTGGGTTCCAAACTTCGCGCGGCTGAATGAAGTGGCCTCTGCGATGGCCACACACGACAAATGGCGCACCACCTACTTTTCAACGCCGTCAGCCAAAACGCATCAGGCTTACCCGTTCTGGACCGGCGAAGAGTGGAAAAAAGGCAGTAAAAAGCGCGCCGCCGTGGTGTTCCCCACGTTTAACGCCATGCGCGATGGCGGGCGCCTCTGCCCGGATGGCCAGTGGCGCTATGTCATCACGATGGAAGACGCCATTGCCAACGGCTTCAACCTCGCCAGCATCGACAAGCTGCGCAACCGCTACAGCAAAGACACTTTCGATATGCTGTACATGTGCGTGTTCGTCGACAGTAAGGACGCGGTATTCAGCTTCTCTGACCTGGAAAAATGCGGCACGGATATCACTTTCTGGCAGGACCACGATCCGAAAGCGCGCCGCCCATTTGATGATCGTCCGGTCTGGGGCGGTTATGACCCTGCCCGTTCCGGTGACCTGTCAACCTTCGTGATTTTGGCTCCGCCTGTGCTGGCCGGTGAGAAGTTCCGCGTGCTGGCGATTATCAACTGGCGCGGCATGAACTTCCGCCATCAGGCCAGCGAGATCAAAAAACTTTTTGCCCGGTACAACTTCACCTATCTGGGCGTAGACGTGACCGGTATCGGCCAGGGCGTTTATGACAACATCCACCCCTTTGCCATGCGCGTGCTGAAACCCATCCGCTACGACCTGAGCACAAAAAATCGCCTGGTACTCAAAGCGGCAGACGTTATTGAAAGCGGACGCATTGAATGGGATGCGGATCTGAAAGAGGTGGCCGCGTCGTTTATGTCCATCCGGCGCGCCGTCACGAAATCAGGCAGCGCGGTGACCTTCGTCGCTGATCGCACGGCAGAAACCGGCCACGCAGAGGCAGCCTGGGCAATTATGCACGGGCTTGACAATGAGCCGCTCAACTACGAGCACAAACCTAAATCCAAATGGAAGTTTCAGAAGGCAGCATGAAAAAACGATATAAGCAACGCGCCAGCGGCGCACAGCAGGCGGCAGGTAAGCGCAAAATGTCCGTGCTGCGCTTCGGCAAGCCTGAACCGGTACTGACCACCGGCACCGATTACCGCGACGTCTGGTATGACAACGATTTTGATCACTACAGTCTGCCAATTGACCGCCTTGCGCTGGCGCAGCTGGTAAACCTCAACGGCCAGCACGGTGGCATTCTGCACGCGCGCAAAAACATGGTGCTGTCGGATTATCTGGGCGGCGGTCTGACGTTTGACAGCCTTGAAGCTGGCGCGATGGATTTGCTGACGTTCGGGGATCTGGGGCTTGTTAAAATCCGCAATGGCTGGGGCGACGTTGTTGCCCTGGAACCCATGCCCGGCCTGTATATGCGCCGCCGCAGGGACGGTGAATTTGTGGTGCTGCAGCAGGGTGAACCGCTGGTTTACGCCGAAGAGGATGTGATTTTTATCCGGATGTATGACCCGCAGCAGCAGATTTACGGCCTGCCGGATTATATCGGCGGCATTCACTCGGCGCTGCTCAACAGTGAAGCGGTGATTTTCCGCCGCCGGTATTATCACAACGGCGCACACACCGGCGGCATTCTCTACACCACAGACCCGAATATGACGGATGAAGTTGAAGAAGAGATAGAGCAGCAGCTGGCCAACAGCAAGGGGATCGGCAACTTCAGCACTATTCTGGTGAACATCCCCGGCGGCGATAAGGAAGGCGTGCAGTTTATCCAGATGGGGGATATTGGCGCGAAAGATGAATTTGCCAACGTGAAGAACATCAGCGCGCAGGACGTGCTGAACGCGCACCGCTTTCCGGCTGGCCTTGCGGGGATTATTCCGCAGAACACTTCCGGCCTGGGTGACCCGGAAAAGGTGGAAGCCACCTATAAGAAAAACGAGGTTGCTCCACTCCAGCGCCGACTGATGATGGCGGTAAACGGTGATCCGGAAGTACCGGAACACCTTCACCTGAAATTTGCCCAGCAATCAAAGAACAAGGATGCGGCATGAGGCGTAATCGGATAAAATCCAGGCAAACTTACAACGCCGGAGCCGCAAATATGCGCGTGTTAAAAATTGAGTGCCCAGAGTGCAAATCAAAGGCGGTCATCCGTAAAACAAATCGCAAACATCGCGATATTGCTGATATTTATTGCTCATGTGCAGACGTTGAATGTGGACATACTTTTGTTATGAATTTGACGTTTTCCCACACAATCAGCCCTAGCGCCAAAAAAGGCGATTTGCTGATTCAGCAGGTAATCAGCGGCATGTCAGCAGAACAAAAACAGCTGACTTTAAAACTTCTGCAGGCATCCTAATAAGAACGCCCCTCACTAACTGGGGCGCTTCTCCTCGCTTCGCTTTTCAGGTCAGCTAAAAGGTCTTCCGTCAGTTCACCCAGCCATTCATCAAGTAATGCGCGGCGTTTATCTTCCACCAGTGAATGAGTCATCATTTTCACTATAAAATCAATCCGTTCCACCTTAACTATCTGACTTAACGACGCAGACATTCCAACCTCCCTTACATTAAACACTGTATAACCATACAGTATAATATTCATTACGAAATATGAATCCTTTTTTGGGATTTATCTACTATAAACATGCGCTAACACCTTGAATTAGCCTGAAGGCCACCCCGGCCAGCACTCGTTTTCATTGGTATCAGAAACGTCTATAAGTCGCTCCGCCTGATACTTCAAAAGACCATGCCCCCGGAAAGAGATCGCGGCCCCGCTTAAAAGCCGGTCAATTTCTTCATCACTGCCTTCAAACCCCTGGTTTTCAGCTCCACTTCTAACCTGCGGCGCTTCGGCCCCGTACAGTTATTGACAGAACTCCAAGGGGCGGCGTTGCCGTCAGAAAAGCCAGCCTCCGCTGACGCTTCGGCCAGTTTGGCGACCTTTTCCCACTTAATCAGACGTGTTGGCACTTCCGAACCGGCAGCGCGCGGACAATAAACCCCCTGAACCCGCTGAACGTCTTCACCGTACTCATTACCGCATTCGGTGATTTCATAAGCCAGACGCACAACCAGATCGCACCGGGCAACGAGCGGACCGCCCTGCGCCTGCGTGTATGCAGCCCAGTCAACCGCCACGCTTGCAGATGCCAGAACCGCATCCATTTCCGGCTGCTCAATCTGCTGGTCACCGAGCCTGCGCAGTTCACGCCACACCGTCACCGGCGCACCGCCAATCTGCTGAAACTGACGGATACGCCAGCGTGATGCCCAGGCTGAAACGGCTTTTGCCATTTCACGCGCGTTACCGCCCGTTTCGCCGTCGCTTTCTTCATCAAGCGCATAGCCGTCGATGTTTTTAGAGATGTATTTTGCGATGTAGCCCGTTGCGCTCCCTTTGGTGGGATCAATTGGCTCAACGTGAAAACGTGCTTTTAACGCCTTCTCTGTGTTCAGTTCATCACTGTCAGCAATCCGCGCGTGGTAACACATAATGTCACGCACTTCTTCAACGTGTTCCGGACGCATGAAAAGCAGCATGTGCCAGTGTGGTGTTCCATCATGATGCGGTTCCACAACGCGGAAGCCGAAAACGTGGATACCAGCACGGGACAGCGCTGCCCGGATTTTTGCCCAGACAGAGCAGAGATATTTTTGAGTGTCGCGTGGGTTTGCCCCGTTCCACTGTGAAACAAATCCACCTTTGCTGTGTACGGCGTGAAAACGTGACGGCGCGGTGATCGTGTAAAAATCACCGGCATAGCCTTCATGATTGGCGATATCCTCAAACCCGCGCATACGCGCCATTAACTCACAGCGTCGAATAGCCGGATTAGCATTGCTGCGGTTGACCATATCGGCCAGCGCAATGCGATCACCCTCCTCATTAATCAGATCAAACTTTTTGAAAAATTCACGGTTACGCTTTTTCTGTTCCGCCCACTCTCCGAGTGTTCCGCGTGAAACGTAGGGACTGGCGGCCTTCTGGACCTGCCCCACGGCAATAGCCATATGCTCACGGTGCAGATCACGACGACGCTGCAGACGAACACGCCACCATTCAGGTGACATCATGCGCAGAATCGCGCTTTCAGCGTTGCGACGTTTAATCTTGCCGGTCTTCTTAACGGACAGCCAGAAAGGCGGCGTGGTGCCGCATTTCAATGCTTCCTGTGCCAGAAACACATAACCCTGAGCCGTGCGCTGTTTCAGGCCGTCTTCGTCAGGTTTATCATTGGGCGCGGTCATTTCAGCCCAGGAGTGGAAAGCCTCGCCTAAGTGACTGGCAATTTTATAAGCCAGATCACGCACACGGTCCCGATCATAGCCCGGCAGATCATCAAGGTTATCTTTGAAAGGTGAAGGCAAACCGGTTGAGTAATCACGCTGCCATGCTGCGTTAACAAGTTTCAGACGTGGCAATACGCTCTTACCGATAGTGTTGCGTAAGAACGTATTGGCACGGCGGCGACCGTCTTTAGGTGACTTTAAAAGCGTTTCATATCGCTGGCCAAAATATCCGGACAGGTAATCCGGAATATCATGCAGGTACTGGCTGCGCCACTCATGATCAGTGGAGTCACAATGCCAGAGTTTAAGCTCCGTATGGGTGATGCCCTGCGGTGCGCCAGGCGCAAAGTACTCACGCCGCATTTTATTTACGGCGTGATACTGACCATTGAGGCTTACAGATTCAGCCAGATTCACGCTGGTCCCCGCGCGGCTGTGATTAATGGTGGCTTCACTGCCATAACGCACCGCCTTTACCGTCAATGGCTTCAGCTTCCTGCCGGATCAGTTCAACAATCTCAACAGCAGACAACCCTTTATTTGCTGCGTGCGTAGCGAGACGATCAAGGCGGCCAGACAGTTTAGTTGCCATATCTTTGCCACCTTCAACATGCGCCTGCTTGCACAGCTCCTGTACCAGTTCAGTGCTGCCGGCCGCTTCTTTTTTTAAATCCTGACGGGTCATTCTCATGCCGTTTTCTCCAATTAAGAGCGCACGTATCCCCGGCTATCCGATGAAAAGCCGAAAATCGTGCGGTGGGTTATTAGCGTTTAAGCAGCGAATTAAGAATTGAGGAACGGAAGGACTTCATCTGCATCTGCGATTGGTTAGGGGATGACAACAGATGCAATTCATAAGATACGCTCCACCATGATCGGATAAGTGCCACAACGGGCGATGCTCCGAGGAAGCCAGCTGCAAAGTAAATCGCGCGGATTGCACTCAGTGCTTCTGTCTGCTGCGTGTGGGTTTCTGCCTCGCGAAACGCACGACACCAGAAAGCAGAACTTACCAGCAGCCACTGTATTTTGTCGTCCAGGTGGATCGTGTCATTGAAGACGAAAGACCTGAGTGCAACAGTGCTGCCTTCGGCGTCGCATTTGCTGATGAAGAACTCTGCATAATCCGGGTTAACGCCCCAGTCGCGGAAATCTTCAAGCAGCCCTTTTTTTTCTACGGTGATGATGTTCATAACATTTCCTCAGTGGGCACGATTGTCAGCGGGTTTACGCAGCTGCTGCCGCGCCTTTATCAGTTCATGTACTGGTGTACCCGGTACAGTGGGCACTGATCGCGCCGCGCTCAGCGCGCTCGGTGATGGTTTCTTTTCCTGTTGAAACGCCAGCGGCCCCAGCCCCTTGAACATTTCAACCATGCACTTCAGACGCTGCAGGCCGCGCTTAATCTGGTGTAACTCGTGGTCAGTGAACTGACCCCATGAATAACGACAATGACGCGCCTTTAAGCCTGCGGCGTGCAGAATAATTCCGCGCTGATGTTCGCTAAGCCGCTCCCAGATGCTGTATGCCTGTGTGCTATGGCCAGAAACCATCTGGCGCAGCACCCCCAGCCATTTTTCATCGTTTGCATTCATGCTTTGCCTCATGATTTTTACGGGTAAAAGCAGGATTCCAGCGCTGCCCGTTTGGCAGCTGGATGGTGCCGTGGCCATACGCAGGCAGCTGCTTCGATGGAGACTGGCGCTTTAGCAGATTCACGAATACGAACATGTTCACCTCACGCAACGATGCCAGGCATTGAGGCGCTTACCACATCAACGGCAGCAGCCAATACCGGCACGGTTTGAAAACGACTTTCAACGGAATAGACGAGTAAAGACAGGCTGCGGATAGCATCACTGGCTCTGTTAAGAATCTGATTGCGGCGTGCAACGGTCATCTTTTCCGTTGAAACCGCTTCCCCAGCGATTACCCCGACACTGGCTACAGCAGTTAATGCGCAAAACTGCATGTTTTCAGGTCTGGCGTTGTTAACCGGTACTGAAGGCTGACAATTAATCTGACGCAAAAAACCATCAAGAATGGTTGGGTCTTCAGTGAGATCGATGATCGCCAGCAGTTCAGGTAATGTCAGTTGGTGCGACTGGTCCGGATTCAGCTTGTTGCGCAGTGTGGCCGGTTGCATTCCTACTTTTTTAGCCAGATCCGTGACGTTATGAGCCAAAGAAAACTGGCGGCAGGCATCATCAAGGTAGTTTCGTACTGAAACTTTATAATCATACATGATTCGCACCTTACGAATTGATAGCCTGAATTACGCGTGAAGCGAAATGCGGCATTCGCTTAACGCTTCAACAGTAAGGGCAGCCATGTTTACTTCGACTCGTGCACGCGGCTTATCACCTTTTCCGCGAATAGGTAAGCGGCCATCGCGAACCATGTCACGGGCAGTACCCATAGCGATGCCTGTCAGGCGGCAGTACTCTTCAAGGGGCAGGTAGGGCGTAGGGATGGTGATTGTAATGTTAGGACGCATAGGGCAAACTCCTGATTCGTTTGAATGCAGCAACATTCAACAATATTCACGTTTATCGAACTTACAACACGGAGACTAATTCGACTTAATCGAATTTGCAACCAATAAATGCGAAATACTGGAAAATTCACCCTGCCAACTGATAGCGCATTGGTCTTAGATCGTGTTTGTGAGGCTTACGGCTTCAGCACATCCCTGCAGCTGGCAGATCATTTAGAAATGGCTGCAAGTAGCATGTCCGCCAGAAGAAAGCGCGGCACTTTCCCGGCGGATATTGTTGTGCAGTGCGTACTGGAAACCGGGGTTAGCCTGGAGTGGCTTACAACTGGCGCAGGCAAAAAGTTTGAAGATGATTCGTCAGACATACTGAAACTACCGCGCAAAAAACTTATTGGTGGGAAGCTGTTCGATTCTGGATTTGCAATGCTTGATAAAGCCTTTTTCCGCGAAGGCGCCCCATTACCTACAGATGCGTTTTGTCTTTTAGATGAGAATGCACAATATATTGTTGATAGAAAATTCTCTGAAATTGTTGACGGAGAATGGCTTGTTAATATTGAAGGTAAACTAAGCGTCAGAACTTTAGGCCGCATACCAATCAGGAAAATCAGAGTTAGCGGCATTGGAATGGCATTCGATTGCAACATTGATGATATAGAAGTGCTGGGACGCATAGCGTTAAAAATTTCTAACTAGCGAAGGAATGATTGACATGGTTAATTTTAAGACTGCAACACAGCAGCAGCTGAAAGAAGAATATAAAAGACTTGCCGAAGTTGTTAAGAACTTTTCGTTTGGCACAAAAAAGGAATTTTACCATCTGCCTAATATCATTGGTGACAATGAGCAACCTCTGGCTGTTGCAAGCGGCATGATGGACGGCAATACATGGCTTATCACATTAACAAACCAACGTGTAATATTCCTAGATAAAGGAATGCTATTTGGTGTGAAACAGGTTGATATCAACCTCAAAGATATTGTAAGCGTTGGCGGTCAAACTGGAATGATTCTAGGTTCAATCACTATTTCGACTAGCGGCCAGAATTACACTATTAAAGATGTTGCTAAACAAAGCGTCATACCTTTTACTAACTTAGTTAATTCCACACGCAATAACTTAAACACCTCAACAGAAAAAGTCACATCGACAAGTGATAACGATATTGTTGCACAGCTCGAACGACTGGCTTCTTTGAAAGATAAAGGCATTCTTACTGAAGAAGAGTTTCAGCAACAGAAACAAAGAATTCTTAATACATAATTATGTCTATTCGCAAGCAAACTGATGGCAAGTGGTTACTGGATTTCTATCCGGAAGGCAAACCGAAAGGAAAACCCAGTAAGCGTATCCGTAAAACATTTTCCACAAAGGGCGAGGCCATTGCATATGAAAATTATGTAATGGAGACATTAGTAGATAAGCCCTGGTTAGATGGCAAAGAGGATCGCCGCAAATTATCAGAGCTTGCACAGCAATGGTTCGATGAACATGGCATCACCCTTGACGATGGCGAAAAGCGACTCAGTGCAATGATGTTCGCATGTGAAAGCATGGGCAATCCGCTTGCCCATGAGTTCAGCGCAACCATGTTCTCTTTATATCGAAAAAAAAGACTGTCAGGAGAAATTGCCAGGACTGCGCGAGTGCAAAAGGTTTCGCCACGAACCATGAACTTAGAGTTGGCTTACTTCCGGGCGGTCTTCAACGAACTAAAGCGGCTGGGTCATTGGAAGAAAGATAACCCTCTTGAAAACCTTCGCCCATTTAAATCTGAAGAGGCAGAGTTATCTTATTTAGAAAATGATGAAATAGAAAGACTTCTAATTCAATGCATGAATAGTCAAAACAAAAGCACATATTGGGTAGTGAATATATGTTTACTAACAGGTGCTCGTTGGGATGAAGCAGAGTCATTAACATCAAAACAAATTAGAAATTCTAAAATTACTTTCTTAAAAACCAAAAGCAATAGAAACAGAACAGTACCTGTTAATCCATCTTTTATTGATGCACTTCCTAAGCCTGAAAAGCCAGGGCGACTGTTTGAATCCTGTTATTCAGCATTCAGAAAAGCAATAGAAAGATCTGAGTTAAACTTACCTGACGGACAGCTTTCACACGTGCTTCGTCATACCTTTGCAAGCCACTTCATGATGAATGGTGGAAACATACTAGTACTAAAAGAAATTTTAGGTCACTCCGATATAAAAATGACAATGCGATACGCTCATTTCTCACGAGAACACTTAGAAGAAGCCGTCAAATTAAACCCTATTAAAAGCAAATGGAGTTAATATGAGTATTTTCCAGAATGAAGATGAGATGCAATTGTGGATCGAAGAAGTTATGGAGGACTCAGAAGGATTAGGAGAAAGCATTGTCGACTTTGAATTGATAATAGATTACATCCCTCGAAATTACTTTGAAAAGAAAATTAAGGAGAGTTATCAACATTGCTACCCATCGTTGATGTTGACAGAGCTACTCACCAAAAATGAAAATATTTCATCGTCTAAAGGTGATGTGTTAAAACCCGATATAATCGCATATGCCACGGAAAGAGAGTCTATTGTACTGATTGAATTGAAAAACATATCAGGACCAAGCCGCCAAGCCGGGACAGAATTATCCGCTTACTCTGGAGAACTTAAAGGCTATTTATCTCATCTATCAGACGGCGACATAATTAATGTAATAGTTTCTCCAATTTGGCCAACACTCTTGAAGCATTATATTTTCAATAATATTGTCTGGCAAAATAAAAACATGATTTGCCTTGAACCATGCATAGTTAATGGAGTCATAAAACTTAAACCACTTGAAATTAGCACTTTAATTCAAGCTGAAACTCCTTTGCAATTTAGTTCAGACCACCTAAGCGGTTATCACATTTGTCTTTATGATAATTCACAATACGCAAGACAGAATGTAAGAAAGCCTACTAAACTACATTCGCAAATCGAAGTTATTAAATCCACTTTGTCACGTATGGCTTCAGAAGGCGAAAAAGAAAATGGACATGGTTTTTTAATATTAACTAAAGAAAATAAAATAGGCGGCTATGGTCTAGCACCTTACATGATAACGTTAGTGAACGTAGCACCCTTCTCTTCAATTGAACGATATTTTCATGATGAAAACATAAAGACTTATGAAGACCTCCCAATGATTGGACAAAAATTCTATGGAATTTATACGTACTTTCAACCCAATGGTATGGGAACTAGCACTTCAAAAATTTTTAATTCTGGAAAAAGATATCTTAAAGAAATATGCAGACCTACAATAGAATCGATTAATACTTGGCGAACCTTGAAACTTGAGATTCATAGCAAACGTAACGAAGCAATCTATTTTGAATCTTGGGGTATATTCAAAGAAAAAACTACGGAGATGCTGTTTGAAAAATATTCTAATAATGAATATGACTACACACTTAATTCAATCTCATTAGGTTTTGAAGTTATAGAACAATTGATTGACGAGAACTATGAATTTATACATCTGCCACCTGTAAAGCCTTAGTCTGACACATAAAAGATGCCCCCTTTTTGTCCCTTCAGAACTCAAACGTTCAATCATATTCGTTAAAATTCGAATTTCAAATGCTAATTAAATCAGTAAGTTATTGTTTTATAAAGGGTGGACATCGTTCTCATAATCGCTTGGTCGCTGGTTCAAACCCAGCAGGGGCCACCAAAAATTTTCAGGACTTACGTTAACAGCGTAAGTCCTTTTTGTTTTCCAGGAAACGCGAGGGAATAGCCTGGATGCAGATTTACAGTGCGCAATAACGACTCTGGGACTGGAGAAACAGTGCAGTCCGATGCCCCTCTGAAACCCATGTCTGAATACTTCAAATATTTGCTCTCCTGCCCTCAGTTAATCCCCTCTCTACAGCATTTGAGAATGTGACCTCATATATCAGTTTTCAGGGCCAGGCTGGTAAGTGCCGAAAACTATAATGTGCCTCGCTCTGCTATTTATCGAAACTATCGAGTTGCATATCAGGGCGCGTCGTTTTATTCTGCCTTAAAAACTTTCTCCTGTGATGCAACCCAATCTTTCCTGTTCTGAAATTTTATCTTCCGTTGAAAACGGTAACCATCACGCCTCTATTCTCCCCGGGCGCTAAAAAATTCTGGCTTGATAATTTTTTCTGCTATCCGGGCAACATCATTAACCCTCTCTGCGTTAAAAAACGGACCTGCCTTCTGGCACTTTTCTGACGAATCATTATAGATAACAATAAAATAGAATGCAGGTTAATTAGTTTTGTTATTCATCCTTCAGTGACACAGGCCTTATAGACTTCCAGCAACATCAAACAAAAAATTAAAAATAAATTTTACATTAAAATAAAAATGACTATTCAATCCTGAATAACTAATGATTTTATTCAGTGACGACAGCGTTGCGAATTCAATACTGTGACATCTGGTTAACGGTGGTTCTTAATAACACCTCCATTGTAAAATTAATTATTCCGAAAAATAGAATCATTACTATTGAGACATCTGAGATTATCATGGATAGTGTTATTTGCCGCTCGGCGGTGTAGCAAAATTTCAGCGTGACGGGCCCATACCCTTTAAGGTGTACGTTACGTTGTAATAACAACAGTAAGCGTTTTAAATTAACTTAAACATCCAATAAAAAGGAATTAATATATGCGTGAGTTACAGGTATCAGAAATCGAAACAGTAAGTGGTGGTGCATTTGTAACATCTTTTAATGACGCGTTTGAGGGTTTTATCTGGGGCATTGGTGAAGGTCTGGCAACAGGTGTTACCGTCGGCGGAAGCGCAAGCCGTAGTGCAGTATTTGGTATTATCGCTCAGGGTGTTGGCGCTATTCTTGGCGGCATCATTGGCCCGGTAGTTTGCGGTGTCATGGGAGCTCTGTGGGGAAAAGACGCTGTATCCGCTTATGCTGCCGATTTCCGCGCTAATTACAGCACCAGCGGCACCGTAACAGTGGCATAAACTGCATCGTGCCTGTTATTCGTCAATCATCATTGATGTTAGTAAGTGTTCAGCGCTGATTAAAGACATTCATATTTAACAGCCTGCATTGAAGCATAATGACTGACCAGCGAAACAACACACCGTTAACTTCATTGTAAGCAATTTACAATGAAAACTCTAAAAATCCGCAATGCGTTATTGATTGCGGATTTTTTAATCCATGACACCTGCTTCCCCGACTAACACCTTTCCTGAATACCCTGATTTCCTTATCAGTCCTTAAGCCACCGCCAGATCACCTTTCGCTTAGCCTGTTTCAACCTCCCATCGAAACGTTCAGAAAAACACATAAATATAACAATCAATACCAAATCATGATGATTATTTAATTGTCTCTCACCCGTACTACTAATAATTGATTATGTACGCGTGGACGACGAAAAAAAACAGCAGATTCGTGTGGTATTAAAAGATAGCGTGAAGCTTGATAAGCAAAGAATGCAGCGAATTAATTTCCTTTCTACCGCCAGCGCGATGGCAGGAAGAATCGCGCACGTATTCTGATTGGCCAGAATATTCCGATGATTCTTTCAACCACCGATCTGCCATTAAACACCACGCCCGGGGCCGGCCTGACTTTCTGTCGTACAGGTTCATCGCTGAGCGTTGAAAATCCGACGCCTTATATTGTCAGGCTGACCAAACAGATCGATCTGCTGCCCGGTAAGGAGTCGGTTGAGCTAAAAAACTGACATTCTTCCCGGCGAAAAATTTAGCGTGGCGTTGCCTGCGGCTTCAGCGGACAACGTGAAGTCTGTTCGCCTGCATCCCGTTACCCGTTATGGAATATTAATTACGCCGTACGGTACGCAGTTATAAGTCCGTTTGCCGCAAGCCATGAATCGGTTTCTATTACTCAGCCTGTTAATCATTACAGCCAGTGTGCTGGCGGCAAACGGTTACGACCAGGTGATGCTGAAAGCGCTCGGCTATGACGCCAGTGACGCATAACTGCTTGATGCCGGTGCGCATTTTCTTCCTGGCGAACAGCCCGTCAATATTGTTGTTAATGGCCAGAGCAAAGGTGTACACATTCTGACCTTCGATCAGGCTGGCAATCCGTGCTGGTCAGCAGAACTGTTGCAAACGCTGGGCGTCAATCCTGAACGCTTTAGTCGCGTGGATCACGCTGCCTGTCCGCAAGTGGTGGCAGACAGTCCGATTCTGGTGGAGCAACAGGTCGATCGGAGCAGCCTTTTGCTCAAAGTTCCGGCCAGCGATCTGTTAAATGATCCGCACTATTCCAGCGGGGGTAATGCCCTGATCGTTAACTATGATGGCCGGCGCCCGCCGGGCAGAGCCACAGCTCCCAGGCGCTGACCTCAGAGATCGGTGCTAACTTCAGCAGCTGGATTTTTCGCAGCAGGCAGAGTTACTCCAGCCAGGATGAACAGCATCAGCTGACCCGCCTCTACAGCTATGGGCAGCACTCGATCCCCGGCAGGGCTTCAGTGGTACAGATAGGTGAGATCACCGCGGGCGATTTACTTTTCTCTGGCATCAACCTGCTGGGCGCACAAATCATGCCAGAAAGTGGGTTGCTGAATGGCGGAAGCGCTGGCGTTTCGCTGGATCTACTGTTATCACAAGCAGGTATCGCTAAAGTCTGGCAGGCTGGCATTTTGCTGAAGACGTTCCAGGTCACAGCCGGTATGAACAAGCTGTCTGACATCCCGGCCATCAACCAGTCAGAGGATTTTGATATCATCAGCCACGATCAATCCGTCAATCGTCAGCAGCAGACCCTTCCCTATATTCAGGCGAAAGCCAATATTACGCTGGCAGATGCCGGAACCTCGCTGGCCGTCAGACGACTGCGTTTAACCGATGAGCAGTTCCCGATACTTTTGTATTTAACGTCTGTATGGCCTATACATACTTTTTCTATTACGTAAGCCATGCTTTTAACCGAAGCAGTTATTAATCCCGGCAGCGGCTGCGATCTCCACCACCCATGCATAATTCGTTAATAAACATCTCGCTAATGATATGCATCAGCCTGGATTTGATGGTCAGGATTATAGTGTTATTGCTATCTTTAACGATCACGACGATCACAAAGAAGACCACGATCAGTGTCACGGCCTTATTGTTTGATAGGTTAAATTACGGATTACACCTTATGCCAATCATGCTTCTCCTTTTAGCTTATCCATCAGGTAAGCAACAAAGTAGGCAAGCAAAAAGAACCCGAAGAAACCAACAATTTTCCACAGCCAGCCATCAAGCAAGAACAAAGAGAAAAATGCGGAAAATGAGCAAATCCCTGTTGAGATGGCTTCAAAAATATTTGCAGTTTGTATACCAATGAACTTACCGAATTTTAGAAGAAATGATTTTGCAGAGTTCATTTTGCATCCTTTCACATATTAATCAATGTCTCTTGATATAAATCAAATAGGATTCCAGTGGCCACTCTAAAAGGAAATAGACCATATCCAGATTCATTCGAAAACACGTTGCATAGTCTATCAGAAATCTACTTTGCATCCGCCTTGATGAGACTTAAGCCCCTTCAGTCTATCCTTGCACCATGAGAACCTTCAACGATAGCGAAGAACCAACTCTGACTAACCGCTTAACATCCTCAACGATAACGATACGAGTGAATACTTTTTAGCGATAAATTGGGTCAGGATAAATTGTGAACCCAATCCTTCCCCCAGTCTGCCAGCACTCTATCCCGGTTTACAATCGATAGCTTGTTTACCTTCAGTATCGAACTTTGGGTAAAAACCATTAATCACAATAGTAATGAGTTGCCGGATGGGTTTATGTCTGTCTGCAGTAGCTTTGATTGATGGATAATAAAAAACCCGCGGCAATGTTTGTTCCACTCAGCCAGACGTGCGCTCCCGGCACCAGCTGCAATACTGATATCAACCGCATCCAGCAGCGGCGTGCGGGTCCGGTTTGCCTCATCGGTTGCGGCGGCGAGTCAGTTGATAGCTTTCAGCACTGCATTTTCAGCTTCCGGTACCGTGTCAGCCGTTTCACCTCTCCCTTTCCCTGATTAACCTCACTCTCTCATGCCCGCTATTTTCCCTGTAAAAGACGCCACTCATGCTCACTCTGATAACCCGACTGATACCCCGGCGTCACTTTTTAACCCTGCAGAGGGTGTATCAGATTATTTTCATAAACCCGCTATATTTACGGATATGAACAAATGCAGTCCAGACGGGCCAATTGAAATCTGCACAACGTGTGCACTGAGGTCAGATACCCAATGCTGCAGATTAATTTATTGAACAGAACAGTATGAATAGGTTAGAGGTTTATCATGAAAAGTTCATCAAGTGCTGAACTCTGCTGCCGGGTAATTCGTGGAAGAACCATCATGCCGCTGAAGAAAGTTGCGTTGTATCAGGTCGAATTTGAAAATGGCAGATTTGCTGTGTTACGCATTAATAACCTTCTGACGCTTCAGGAAGGCGATATTATCTCAAGAGTTAATGAAGTGTGGTCTGCAGGACCAGATATTATTCAACTTTCACCATTCGAATTTCTCGACCAGGGTGAATCAAAGCGTTATTTCACCGAGTACGAAAGATAATGCAGAGTTATCAGCACATTGAAATTAATGTTACGAAGATATTACCTCAATGAGGGATAGGGTTAAACAGTATGACTTGCTGCTGCCTGGTGATCGCAACATAAAAAGACGACGGACTTTATATAACATACAATGACTTACAGTGAGGGCATAAGACTGCCTGTCCTTTATTCTTTTTAGCTACAGACTGTCTGGAAAACTTTTTACACACCGGACACTGTGTATTGGTTTCGCTGCTGTGTAGCGCGTCGAAGAGAAAGCTCAACCAGGTCATGTCGTTATCCTCTGAAATGTTGCCATCAGCGTAACACAGTGCAGGTAAATTAATTTTTTTATCTGTCGGCTCTGATGTTAAAAAGGGCTAAGGTGAGGAGAAGGCAGCTGTTTATTTTTTTTAACTTTATTTTATCGCCATAAAGGAACGCCAGCCGGTTAATCAGGATAGCTACGAATAACGGAAACAGGACTATAATCAATATCATCTACACCTGTTTATCACCTCCAGCCCTTCTTTTGGCTCCTTTTTTGTCATCCTTTCTTTTTTTCCGGATCCAGCTGCTGCGTAAGCGCAAGGAAATGAGTGTGAAAATAAAACTGACGACGTGGTTCAGCCGGGAAAGTGAATTACCCGATGAGCATTTTCCTTTGTTCCCGACTGAAGGTATTTATCAGGCCCACCGGCCAGATATTTTTTCGGCTGAACAAATGGATAACTACGGCGAAAAATTAGCGAAAACGCATAATCTGTCGGGTGGAAAATGGTCCTACCGACTGTTGCAGCAGCTGGCAGATAATGAACTGTCATTGACGCGCAGCGCAGAGATCCTGAGTGAAGGCGATAAGCGCAGCCAGACACCGGCGGCCGTCTGGATACTGGATAATTTTTACATCATTGAAGAGCAGATCCGCCTGGTCCGGCACCTGTTACCGGCAAAATTTGGTAAAGGACTGCCCATGCTGGAGGAGTCGGCTCATTACCTGCGCATCCAGGCTATCGCCGAGGAGATGATTAAGCACAGTGATGGCCGACTGGAAACCAGCGTCCTGCATCCTTTTATCGCTGCCTACCAGCGCGTTACGCCCCTGCTGCTCGGCGAACTGTGGGCCATGCCTGCCATGTTACGGTTTGCGCTTATCAACAATCTGGCCCGGATTGCGGCTGACGTGGCCAGGGTACATCAGGAACGTAATAAAGCGGAGCAGTGGATCAGCGATATCCTCTCCACTGCCGCCGAAGATGCGTCAAAAGTTATTCTGGTCATCGCTGATATGGCCCGCCAGAACCCGCAGGTTTCCGGCGCTTTCGTCGCTGAACTTGAACGGCGCTTAAGTGGCCAGAACAATACTCTGGCGTTAACCTGGGTCGAACAACAGCTGGAAAATACCGGCCGGAAAACCTCGGAAGTCATTGAGCAGTTCAACCGGCAGCTGGCCCTGAGTCAGCTCTCTGTCAGCAACAGTATTACCGGCCTGCGGCAACTCGGCGAAATTGACTGGCAGGCCTTTGTCGAATCCGTCAGCCTGGTTGAGAAAGTCCTGCAGCAGGATCCCACCGGGACATACCCGCTGATGCATTTTGACAGTCGCGATGACTACCGCCACGTGATTGAACGTCTGGCGCGGCACAGTCGGTTTGATGAACGTGAAGTCGCCCAGGCTGTGCTGACGCTGGCCAGCCAGCCTGATCTTCCCCTGCGTCAGCAGCATGTCGGCTATTACCTGCTGGATAAAGGATTTCAGCAGCTGGAACAGCAGCTTGACGTTAAAGTGACGTGGCTGAACAGGAGCCGGCAGCATCTGAGCCAGACTCCTTTGCTCTCCTGGTTAGGTAGCCTTTTACTGCTGACAACCGCGTTTACCGCCGAGATGCTCTACAGCACCCATCAGGCGGGCATGGCGTCATTACTCTGGTTGCTGGTGCTGCCCGCCATCATTGTCAGCAGCCAGCTAGCCTTGCAGTTGCTGAGCGAGTTAACCACCCGCAGCCGCCATCCCCTTCCCCTGCCCCGACTCGATTATTCTCTGGCGGTACCGGAGCATGACCGCACACTGGTAGTTATCCCCTGTTTACTCAGCAGCAATGAGGGAACAGACGCCCTGCTGCGCTCTCTGGAAATCTGCTATCTCGGTAACGCCTTAGCGAATATCAGTTTTGCGTTACTGACCGACTTTACCGATAGCGCCGAACAGGACCATCATCATGACGCCGCGCTTATCCGTTACGCCGTGCTGAAAACGGAAGCGCTGAATCGGCGCTACAGCGGGGGTAAATCGGACATTGCGCTCTTCTCCCTGTTACACCGTGACCGCACCCATAATATTTCTCAGGGCGTCTGGATGGGGTATGAACGCAAGCGCGGTAAGATCCATGCCCTGAATCGCTGGCTTCAGGGTGAAGAAAACGCCTTCAGCGTCACGGTAGGTGCCACGCAGGCGCAGCTGCACGGCGTTAAATATGTGATTACTCTCGACAGCGACACAATACTGCCACGTGAGACTGCGCATAAGCTGATTGGCGTCATGGCCCACCCGCTCAACGCGCCGGTGTTCGACGATGTCAAAAATCGGGTGGTTGAAGGCTATGCCATCCTGCAGCCTCGTCTGGCTGAAGAGATACCGGTTAACGGTCAGAGCCGCTATGCCCGGCTGTGCAGCAGCATTCCGGGGAATGATGCTTACTCCTCACTCTCATCCGATATTTATCAGGATCTGTTTGGTGAAGGCTCATTTGTCGGCAAGGGTATTTACGATGTCGCTGCCTTTAGCCGGGCGATACGCAATACCTGTCCGGAAAATCTGGTGCTGAGCCATGACCTGCTTGAGGGGTGCTATGCCCGCTCCGGTGTGGTCAGTAACGTCGTCCTGTATGAACAATATCCGGATAGTTATCTGAGCGATGTTGCCCGACGATTTCGCTGGGTGCGGGGCGACTGGCAGCTCCTTAACTGGCTACGGTTGCAGGTGCGGCAGGAAGATTGCAGTCGTCAAAAGAACCCGCTCAGTGCGCTTTCCCGCTGGAAATTAACAGACAATCTGCGCCGCAGCCTGGTGGCGCCAGCCCTGCTGATGCTGGTGTTTATGCTGTGTACGATAGTACCGAACCCGGTATTCTGGGTCGGATGCATCATGCTCTTTCTGCTGCTTCCGGGGCTGCCAGCGTTGGTAATCGATGGGGTGACGAAAAGTAAAAAGCGTGCCTGGCGGCAGCATTTATCCATGCTTGTCACCGATGCCTTTAACCGCCTCTCCCGCGCTGGCCTGGCGCTGGCCGTCCTGCCTCACGAGAGTTACTGGTCGCTGAAGGCGATTATCGTAACCTTATGGCGCCTGACTATCAGCCACCGCTTTCTGAACGAGTGGAAAAGCGCTTCATCACAGAAACCTGTCGAGCCTGATGTGCGCCATTTCTACCGCCGCATGTGGATTAATCCGGTAGCAGGCGCGGTTCTGGTATTTCTGACCAGCCTGAGCATGCCGTCGATGACGCATGTCGCACTGGCGCTCGCATTATTGTGGGCCGTCGCCCCCGCGTTACTGAGCCGCATGAGCCAGCCTAAACGCGCTCAGCCAGGCAGCCTTTCAGCGGAACAGCGCATCTTTTTGCGTCGCACCGCGCGTAAAACCTGGGCCTGGTTTAACGAATTTG